AAAAGCCACCAACGTTGTAGTGTGTACCCAATAGATACAACAAGCAAAGATATTTTGAGTACCATCTCTACTTGTGCCATGCTAATACCCATAGCTGTTGCGTTTAATAACAATACTCTAATATCCTGCTCATTCATTTTAAAAAATATTAAACTTCAAATATTCCAACTTCAACTATATTATTAGCGGAAGACTCTGCATAAAGATCTAAAGTTCCATTCCAAGGAATAAAAGCAAATTCTAATTCTGCTAAAGAAGCATAGATAGTGCTTCCACCAGTAGCTTGTATATTAATATCTTCACTCCCCATATTTTTTAAATACAGATAAGATTTTCCATACTCGGAGTTACTAAAGATAAGTTTCTCAGTATTTGCTACTAAATTTACTCTTTTTAATACACTGTCTTGTGAAGTTCTAGGATCAAAACCGACAGTTATAATAGTATTGTTAGAATCTGAAAATGCATCACTAGTTTGAATTGTAAGATCTATATCTAAAATTGCCATAGTTTCTAAATTTCAAATCCAAGGTTAAACAGCATAAATCTAAATTTGTCATTATGCTTTTTTATTTCAATAATTGTCCAGGTGCCAATTCTACACTCTAGGTAGTATTTGGGCTTTTTGTTTGCAGCTTTCCAGCTGTTAATCCAGTTAATCTTTTTCATTATTCAATGATTTTATCAATTCCCATTATCTGCTCTGCAGTAATATCTTCCGGTATACAATCTTCTGCAATAGGAAAAAGCTCTAAAGTGCTTTCTTCTCCCATCAACGCCTCAATTTCTGACAGTTGATCTTTGCGTTCTTGTATCAAATCCTCGTTGTCAGCTTCTAAGGCTTTTACAGCCTCTTCGTCTTTATTGTTCATTGCCTCGTTAATCTTAGCAGACAGCTCTAAAAACTCTTCAGTAGGTTTACTAGCGTCTTCTAAGTGTTGGAGTTCATTTTGTATGACTCGTACATTCTTAGCTACTAATAAGCCAAACTTTACACCTTTTAAGCCCTGTACTGCTGTAAGGCCTTTAAACAATTCAACAAACTCTCCGTTTGTTTCCGTGAACTTTTTCATAGTCTATATATTTATTTTGGTTATGAAATTCTATACATTGTTACTGCACTAGATCCAGTTCGTCTAACTCTGAATCTACCTACGCCCGCGTAACCGGCGTCGTCAGCATTGTCTTGAGACTTCACTATCATATTACCTACTAAAGTGACTCCTGAGCCTCCTGTAAGAGTTATATCAGATGTTCCGTCCGTAGCTAAGTTAAGCAAAGTAAAATCAACACTGTCATTGTCTGCGAATAAAGCCAATCCTACAATAAGGTTAGAAGCTGTATCTGTAGCTTTGCTTCTGTCTGCAGTAGGCGTACATTTTACAATACCTGTTAAAATGTTTGCAGTTGATATTGCTGTAGTACCATCATCAGTTGTAGCTTCTGGCCCTTGGTATGTAATTACAGCAGGTTTAGTAGATGCTCGTGCATATACAGGTCCTGAAACATAAACATCTGATGCGAGAGTTACTCGTTGCAAGGCGTCTATAGAAAGAGCAGTTGTTAATACATTGCTAGAGGTGTAAGTTTTAAGTAGGACGCTTCCTTGAGATCCAGAAACACTATCTCCACCTGCAAGTACTGCGTCACCCCCAGATCCAGATCCTGTAGCATTTCCTGCAAATAATTGTATAGCCCCACCATTTTCATTACCAGCACCGCCGGCAGCTGCATAAATATTTAGTGTTGCCCCCGTAGTTGAACTTGGAGCAGCTGTTGTTAGAATGCTGTATGAGCTTTGGTAGACTTCAGTACTACCAATAGTCATTGCAGTAGAAGTGCTTCCTTTTAAGTTAATCTGGCCAGTAGAGCTAGTAGTGTCAAGAGCAGATCCTGAGTCGTTTATAATGACTCTACCGTTATGTACGTAAATACCACGGCTGCTGCCATCATCACTAAGGTAGTTGGTGTTAAGATCAATGTTGTATGCTCCGGTATCCAGAGTAGCTGCTAAACTTGCTAAACTGGCTGCAATAGTAATCCCACCTGCAGAGTTTGTAATTGTTATGTTAGCACCTGCTGTAAGAGTTGCTACAGACGGGGCGCCTGTAGCAGCGTTACCAATTAACAGCTGTCCGTTAGTTGTCATTGGAGTGCTGGCAGCAATTGTATCTGCAGCACTTGCGTATAACACAGAGCCTTGAGCAATTGTAGCTAAGCCAGTACCACCGTTTACTACAGCACATTGTCCAGTAACAGTTCCAGAAAAGTTTATAGAAGTTAAGAATCCTGCTGAGCTATTGTCACAGTTACTTAAGTCTATCTGCCCTTCTACGAGTGTAATTACAACATTGTCAGAAGCTGTCGTTACAGTTACTTTAGCATCTGCAGACTTAATTCCTTTAAATACAATCTGATTTTTGTTAGTCAGAGTTGGGCTAACATAAAAAGTTTGTGAGCCTGTTCCTGCAGTAGACACTGATGGGAATAAGCTTTGCAATTGGAATTTCTTAGCTTGTTTAGTCGTAGAGTTTGCAACTAATAAAAAATCAGTAGCAGCTACGCTAGTTTTTGATAAAGTACTGAGTGATGTTATTTCTGCCATGTTTTTATGTATTAAGGGTAGACCCGTTAATTGTAATATTATTTCCTCCTACGCTATACGATTCTGAAATCTGCACAGCTTGAGGGTCATCTTGTCTATATGAAGGTATGTCACAATCTTTGCAGTACTCACCTACAAATTTTAAAAAGTTTGGTAAATAATCTTTAGTTTCATTTCTAATAACTAAGTCATTACACTTTTTCCAGCCGTTGCTTGCATTGTTTGATACTGGGTCTATATCTAACCCAGAATCTCCAGTAGCTGTGTAAACAGCGTTGTTTCGTAAAACTACAGACCCGTCTGCGTAAGTTCCTATATCTGCAGGGTCCCACTCTCTACTACCAGAATCTTTCCAAATTTGTAAACAGTCAATGCTAGCATCTTCTAAAGAGGGTGTGCTCGCATCTGTACAATTGTACAAACACGGCAAGCCTTTTCTAGACATAAGATCGTCAATGATAATCATTTTCCAAGAGTCCATATTAGAACAGCTGTCGCTAAGTCCTGTAATATGCTTTGTGTAATATCTATTACCAGAAGCTGCAATACACTTTTTGTTGTAGTCAAGCAACTGATTAATTTCATTAGGTATACACGCAGGTACAACTGTAGTAACACCTTCGCATCCAGAAATACAAGCGTTTATATCTCCATACTCACAGCTGCCGTCATCAAAAGTTGCAAAAGACTTAAAGTTTGTAGCATTTGAATCCATACATCCCCCTACAGAACTTAAATATATACAAGTTTGATCGTCTGTAGTTGCAGCTGTGTTGTAATTAGATGCTATGGGGTCTGTACATCCACAGCCAGGCACAGAGGATGCAATTGCAATTTGTGTAGTATGCGAATCATCTAGATTACCTGGGTTTACATTAGTAAGACCGTTACTGTCATAATACAAACTCCCGTAATAATGAATATTAATAACATATGCTCCTACAGGCAAGTTATTAAACGTAAAGTTAGCTGCATTATTTTGAAAAACGTTTGTAGAATTTATAATAAGGTAGTCTCCAGCTGCTGGATTTCTAATAGAGTCAGGAGACTGCAATTGAGGTGCATAATTGCTAGCTACAAGATGATTATTAGTATTTATTCCTGTTTCTATAAAAACAAGCCACCCTATTCCATTTGGATTATTAAATTGTCGAAGAATGTCAGCTGCGTCAGTACGTGGTACATTTACTGTTAAACTTCTTGTATTTCCGTTATTACACAATGCTGCAGTTGTAGACATTTTTTATGTTTTAAGAAGATGAAATAGTAATAGTAACACCTTTAGAAGCAAGACTTCTTAACCTAGTTGCATCAGTTATTTTACCTGCACAGCCTAAAGCTATACACTCCTCTAAAGTTTTAGTTCCAGTGTAGTTGTTTTGTATAAACTGACATTGCCCGTTTACACATTTATAAGTTCCTTGAGTAGGATATGTACAACTGCCATCGTTAATGTTTGCAGATGCATTGTAATTTGTTGCAGAAGGGTCTGTACAACCTAAAACATCTGTATCTCTATCTGATAAATATTGACAAGACCCGTCATCTACTATTGCAATTTCTTTGTAATTAATTGCTTTTGGATCTGTACAACCTTTGTATAAATCAGAGTAAGAACAAGACCCGTCGTCAAAAACTGCATCGCTATTGTAATTATTTGCTTTAGGGTCTGTACACCCAGCTTGCTCAACTACAAACGGTCCAAATATTTCGTAACACGTTTCTGCTTTAGTACTTGTATTTCCTGCGCCGGCATCTACGTCGTATCTAACAAGAATAGCATATTCCCCAGCTGCCCGATTGTTAAATATGTATGCTCCACCAGTTGTGGAAACTGTTGTAGCTAAAGTTGCTTGGCTTGAGAGGGTTAAGTCTCCTCGTTGGTTATTTCTTTGCTGTTCTTGTGCAGACTCTGTAATTCTAGAACCTACAGAAGGCATTTTGTACAAGTAGTAGTCTACAGGATTAGCTTGAGTACTGTAAAAGCTCTCAGCTACTTTAAACTGCAGTAAATTAGGATAGCCTAAAACTGTGTAAGGCTCTGGGTATTTAACCCCTGCAAAGTTTATAGATCCTTTATTTAAGGATACCCCAGAAGCATCACTTATAGACCTAACAGTTGTAGATTTTCCTGTATCTAAGACCCAAGGACCTAGTACATTTGCTAAAGCAGTTCCAGCAGCTAATCTACCCCCATTGTTACAATACACACATGCGTCTGCAGAATCCTCAGGATATGTGTTGTCATAATTAATTGCAGTAGTACCAGTTTGGCACCCAAACACACCTTCGGCTATACCGCCTGTAGAGCCTATTACAAATTGTATTGTTTGAGAACATGCTGTTCCGTTAGAATCGGATATTGTAATTGTATACCCACCGGTGTACAAATTGCTAACCGTAATACGATCTGTAGATATTCCAGTAACAGGTATGCTAGAAAAAATTACTGTAGGGTCTACTAATCCAACTACATTGTTTACTGCTATAGTGTACGAGTAGTTAGCTGTGCCTCCTTCTACTACAAATGTAGCTGTTCCGTCTGCAGAATTATCGCTAGTAGCTTTTTCAGTAGCATCCAATGCAACATTAAAAGTCTCGCACCCGGCTACGTATGTACAACAGCCTCCGTCTACATTTACGTTGCTGTTAATTTTATCTGCCGTAAGAGCTACACCCTCACAGTCATTGGCCATAGCCCCACTTGCAGTACAAGGTAAAGAGTTACCAGCACAACCTTTTAAATAGTAGTTAGAAGCTCTAGGATCTAAACAGACACTATTAGTTTGTGCATCTCTTTTAGCTAAAGCTATTAATATAAACCCGCCTATTACTTTAGGTCCTGGGACATTAATATTAACATTGTTGGTAGTGGTAAAAGCTATAGAAGTGCCGTCATCTTTTTCTCCTCTAGGCCTACCAAGACTTGTCTCGCTAGATCCTAAATTTGTGTGGCTTATAGAGTTTAAAAATTGGTTTTGTAGTTCTGTGGAACCAATATACGCAGCTGCACCGTCAGAGGTGTAGTAATAATCTTGTGTAGCGCTTGTGTCTAAATGACTATTATTGGAAGAAGGAAATATAAACAGCTGCCCAAACTGCGTTCCTTCTGAGTAGTACATAGAGTCTACTAAGCTATACCCTAAAGCATCATCAGGGTTAACCGCAAAACTAAATGACCTTATGAGGCTTGAAAAATCTTGACTAAGAGCATTTGAGGCAGGAAGCTCTGCTACTACCACATCTTGCGTAATAGATGAGCTAAAAGTTACAGAAAGTACTCCGGATCCTTTATACTCAATGATATTTTCCTGAGACCCGTCAAGCAACAGATTAATCTTCTCTGATATAATAGACAGGTTAGAACCTTGGTCTACAGTAACAGATGCAACCTTATCAGAGTCATGCGAAGTAAGTACAGCATAAGATACTCCTGCAGAATCCTTGAAGTATTTGTAAGATAAAAATGTTTGCTTAGCCATGTCTAACAGTTACACCCACAGTGACCTGCGCACATGTCTTGGGCAGTTAAATACTTTTCTTGAGCACTGTCAATTACTGCTTGTATTTGTTGAATAGTTCCAGCCTCGTCTGCCAAAGCAAGTTCTGATTCTGCAGTCTTAAGCAGTAAGAATATTTTTTGAGCTTCTGCCAATTGATCTGCACATTTTGTACAATCGCAGTCACATTTAAGCAGCTCATTCATTTTACTAGCCAAACAACATTGAATATCACAAGATAATAGTACAGCAGCTCTAGCAAAAATACTTCCGGCAACAAAGTGATTAACTACATAAATTCCATTACCACCTCCTATCTCTGCAGCTGTTACAACCCTGGTGCTGCTCTCTTCTGTAAAGTCGTAAAAAACAGTATTAGTACCGTTAGTTATTTCGATAGTGTTCTGTCCGCTAAGAGCATTAGTGACAGATATAATTATTTTGTTACAATCTGCAGTATGTGATACGTTTAATGCCATTTGTCTAATATAATAAAAAAGACTAATAGGGAGACAAGCTCCCTAATAGTCTTAAATTAATTTGCTATTAAGCAGATTGTGGGCCTACGTAATATTGTACGTAAACATCAACTACACCAGCAGTCAAAGCTGCTGTTGCAATCACAAACTGAATACCTGTGGCAGATGTAGTCTTATCGTTAACTGCGTTAGCGATTACACTTTCGTCTGCGTAGTCCGCATTATTATAAGCAACTGCAGCATTCAAAGTAAGTCCACCAGCTGTAAGAGCTAGAGTAGCTGAACCACCGCTTGTTAAAGCTGTAGTAGTACTATGAAAAACATCTGTAATAATTGCATTATCAGGAATAATTGCTGAGTTACCTGGTACGATTGTACCTACAGCGCCGCCATCAACTGAAAAGTCGTATCTAGCGTGAGCTGTCATCAATTTAGGGTGTGCCATGTTTTCTTAAAATTTAAAAGTTAATAATTATAAACTAACAGGAGCTAACCCCGCAGATGCTAAGTAACCATTTAGTTTAGACTCAAAAGCAACTCTGTTTGCATCAGTTGCAGCATCAGATAAAGCAATAGTAATTTCTATTAAATTATCTACACCTTTGATAGCAGACATAGTGCTGCCGTCTTTTGTGGCTGCAATAACGTACATATCGTAATCTGTGCCAGCCACTGCGTTTACTGCAGGCTTGTTAGGCAGTTTCAAACGATCATAAAATCCTTGGCTTACACCGTGTAGTGATTCTTCTATAGCAATAACTGCAGAACCTTCACCAACACCTGGATCAGCTCCAGACTCAGCAACAACAGTAACTGTCAAACCAGCAACTACTAAATTGCTGTCTATAGGCATTTCAAAGTTAGATGGTTCGTAATCCCAGCTGTCACCACCTTTGGTAGTAGCGCCTCGTAGGATACCTGAAAATACAACTTGATCAGTGTTAGATACAGAAACACTTGCTGGACTTAACCAATCTGGCAAGCTATCCAAAGCATTGTACGCAGCTACAACATCTGCAGCAGCATTAGCAGCAGAACGACCGCTAGCAATTTCAGTACTAAACTGAAAAAACTCTGGACGTGGTCCACCTTTTCGTACAAACTTAAGAGTTAAATCTCCTTTTGCAGTAGAAGTTCCTGCAATATCAATAGTTACTGTAGCAGCACTTTGATCTGCAGATTCTTTACCTGACCAAGAAATTACGTTTCTACCATAGAACCATGGAGATACGATGTTGTTTCCAGATGTACCTTGAACAATACGAATTTGTTCGCTATCAGCGATAGTGTCACCAACAACTAATTCCGTTGGTCCATTATCGCTTAATTTTTCAATAGAGATTGCACCCGCAGCTACTAAACCACTTGATGAGCTGTATGCAGTGCCATCTCCAACAAATAAATGTCTTGACATTTTTTTTAAATTTTCGGTAGCTTGAGGCTACCATTAATAAAACTATTCATTCTTTGTAACCTCTACTGATGCAGATTGGTATCTGGGATCAGAAATGGCTTCTAATATACTGGCAACTGTCATCGCAACTATCTCTTGATGAGTGTGTTCAGGCAGTTCACAGTTTACCCCCAAAGATAAGGAAATCTCTTTTGGCTTTCTTATGTAAGTTATTTTTACAGCGTCTATTATAAATATATCATTCGTGTAAACATCTATCGACCTACCACGCATTGTTGTCAATGGTGACGTATGCTTTGTAGTATTAAATGGATCGTTTAAAAGCGTAAAAATATCGTCTTGCTGAGAAAATCTATTACCTCGTGTAAGCAGGTCTGAATAAGATATTGGTTCTCTTTTTTCTGAATAGCTAGCGTCTAGTATTTCTCCGTTTAAAGGTGTTGGAATAGCTCTTGATATGTCATCTCCTGTGTATGGCGATCCTTCAAGTTTAGATACAGCATTCCCTCCAGAAGCATCCCACTCAAACCACTCATGAGTTACTGTATCTACTACAACAATAAAACTTCCGGGCTCGTACAGAGTTTCAAACTCTTCCCAGTAAATTGTAAAACCAATTCCTGGATTATTTAAAATGTCTTGTTTAATTGCCTCAATATTTGCAGGATATGACGATGGCGACCAGCCAAAAGATTTTAAATTGCCTGAAGCCGCCCACACTACAGCAGATTTATCACCTTTAACCATTTCCATACTTTCAATAAATGCAGAATTCTCCCCATTACTATCGGTAGTAACCATAAAATTGTTAAAGTCTACTACAAAATAACTTACAGAAGGCAAGTTAACTAGTGAGTATTCTATCGGCTTACAGTTATTGATGTAAACTCTAGAAACTTGGTTTACCAAGTACATGTAGTCAGTAGGAAGTGTAAAAGTATCTACAAAAATATTTTTTTGCAGTTGCTCTTTAAAAGCTGTTACCGCTTCGTACTCGCGTACGAGAGTTCGTAAATCGTCAATACGTTTCTGAGATTCTTCAAATCCTTTACGGTAAATGTTGTTCTTACCGTATTTACCATTGATAAACCTGAACACACTTTTGTTCAATTCTAAGTCTATCTCTTCGGATAGTAGGCTGTCAGCCTGGAGTGAATTAATCTTATCCACTCCTTGCTGTACAGCGATATGCATCTCAGTTACATTCATATTAAGTCAATGCCAACTCTTTTAATTTAGCCCGTAGGACTGTTAATTTACCAGAATTCTTTTTGTCCTTTAGGTAGATGACTGTATCGTCAACTGTTTCCCCTAAGATTTCATCTATAAAGATAACCTGATTTCCGATCTTTCGTAAAACTCCTGCAGTAATCATTTCGTCGATTTCTGCTTTCAGCTCTAAGTGCTTGTCAGTTGCAATGCGTAAGAACTTCTTAGGGTTCTTGTCTTTCAATGCGTACAAGGAGTTTTCAACCTGCTCGTCCGTCATTCTTTCCGGATTGCTCTCTGACATCAAACGCAATACACGTTTCATGTTTGCTAAACTAGAAGAAAGTTTAATGAACTCTTTGTCCGCGTCTTTCTTAAGTTTGATTTCATTGTTCTTGACCTTGTCTTCTCTAGTAAGATCTTGGATATAGAATCGCTTGTTAAAATTAGCATCCATTTCCTCTTTGGTCAGTGCTACATGTGGATGTTTAAGTGCAAAATTGTACTTAATGTAATCCATTATGTTTAGTGGGTTATTGTTACCATCTAAACCTACCTCTAGTTCAACTCCTGTAAATCCTACAGGAATAGTCAAATCTGCATAGAATTGTTTTACATGTCGTGGCCAGTCAACGTGGTCTGGGGATACATCTAAAATACCATTCAGATATTTCTTGTTTTCGTCTGCACTAAATCCGTGCAACGGTTGTCTATTTACATAGACACTACTGAGTTTTGTTGTTGCCTCAGCTCTTACTGCTTTAGGTAAGTGACTATCTAAGTCCTTTCTCCTAATGAAGATTTTTTTACTCATTTCAGTTCTTTTTAGTTAATTGTTATAGGGTGGAAAGAATAACTCTCCTATATTTTAAAGTAAGGATGTGAGGAGCAAAGCTCCCCACAACCTCAACCAAACCAATATATAGACCGCGTTACCGCCTTATTTAGGAAGCGACACACTGAATGTCTAATGACGTGTCAAAACGCTTAAGCGCTAGACCAGCCGTCTTCAACATGTGTACGCTTGCCCCGTCCACGTCAGATGCTCGTGCAGAAGTCGATTCGAATCCTTTTGGAACAACTGAACCGGCTACACACCAACGCATCATCTCACGACCTTTCTTAGAGATCATTTGTAAGTTGTTCTGACCGTCGTAGTTAGACTGATCAACGAACACCATACGGTAAGACTCAAGTGAGTAACCTGTAACAGGGTGTTTAGCACGAGCTTGAGCAACAGCACCGTGATCAAACAATGGTAGTTTTACCACGTTTACAGAGTGTCCGTCGATATGCTCGTACGAAGTAAAGTAACCTGACATGCCTAAGCTACGTCCGCTACCTGTGATGAATCGGTTTTCACCGCCCACTTTCCAAGTGTTACCTACAAAGTGATTTTTAAGAGCTTCATCAAACTCACGTGCACCACCCGTACCAGTGTAGAGAGTGATTTGCTTAGTAGCAGCATCAGTCATTCCGTAGAATAAGTCACCGATGATGTTTTTAAGCTTAGACTCTGTCATAGTAGAGTAAGTGTCCTTGTTTATGATTTGTTGGAATAAACCAGGACCTACGATTACAGGCTGACCATTTTCATCTTTCATCTGAGTGTGGCCGTTACTATCGTAAGTTTTCTCTCCGTACCAGTAATACATTTCACATTCTTCTTTGAAGTCTAACATGTGTAAGTACTCTTCGTAGTCCATCCACAACTTAGTTGTAGAGCCACCTTTTGTTGGTAAAGAAAACTCAGCTACAAATTCTTTAGCGTTACCAGACATGTGGTAAGACTTACGTACTGTAGTTAGTTTGTTACGTACCAATCCTGGAGTTTCCCAGTTAGATGCATTCCCGCGAGAGAAATCAACACCTACAGGTGCGAACATCTGAGCCCACAATGCACCAACTGCAACGTCAGCTGCAGGTACAGTAGCAGTGCTAGAAGGATTTACAATCTGAAGAGTGTATTTCCAACCAGACCCAGCAGCTACTTGCTGTGGTTCTTTCATGATACGAGCTTGCGCACCTGATTGAGATACAAGTACGTAAGGAAATACAAAGTGTTTGTCAGGAAACTCAATCTCAAAAGAAGAGCCACCAAGACCAACATTAGAAGTACTGCTAGGTGCTCCTGAAACCGGACGAGTTCTCAAACGGTGTGTTGCCACACGGTACTCATACTCAAGACGGTCAATAGACTTTACGTTACCAACACCTTCAGTTAAGAAAGAAAGTGGGAAACGTTTGTCATCCTTACCAGCTAGGTGAGTAATGATTGGAGATAACTCAGACGGCTTAGAAAGCAAAGCATTTGCAAGACTGTTCATGTCAGTCATCTGTGAGTCGTTATAAAACGTCTTTTGCACAGAAATGTTTGTTCCGTTAATTGCCATTTTTTATCTAATTATTTAAAAGTTATCGCATTTTAAAATTGCCATTTATCATATATCAAGGTCTAGATTGTCTAAGTCAACATTCTTAGAAGGTCGTCGTCCTGCCTTTCGTGCACTCTTAACTCTCTCCTCGTTGCTAGAGATTCTGTCTCTCAATGATCTTGTTGAAGCAGTCTTTGCTTTGGTCTTTATAATTTTCTCCAAGTTAAACCCTTTAAACATTAAATAGTCCATGGCTAACTTGACATCCATTTGCGCCTCTCTATGGTCTAGATCACGTTGCGTGAATCCTTCCTTAGTTACTGGCTTTGACACATAATCAAAGAACTTGCCTTTATCTCGTTTAGGAACTGCTATACCGGCAAACTCATCAGCATCGTTGATAGTTTCGTAAACACCGTTCCAAAATTTTTCTTGCTCTTCGGCCTGCTTTATTCTGTTTTGCTTTTGCTGCTCGACTAACTGTTGTCTTTGAGCACCTTGCTGTTTAGCTAAAGCTTCTTTAGCAGCTTGAGATTTTTGGAATAACTTGCCTGTATCTTCGTAGTCTTCAAGTAATTCTTCAATAAAGTCTTTGTCGTGGCCCTTGGCAGTAAAATAATCTGACAATATGGATTTTTGGCTACGAACATCTTCTTCGTCAATCTCAATCTTGTTATAATCCAAATTAGGATCATAAGCCTGCATAAACTCTTGCGAGTCTCCCCCGTTGATAACATACTCAAGATGGTTTTTAACTAAAGGAAACTTCTCAAATAATTGATCAAGTTGCTCCTCTGCCATTTTACCACTCATATCTTGAGTGAGTTTTAACAATCCTTCAGTAGTATCTTCATACTCTTCGTCAACTTCGTATCCTAGTTTGGATAAGATTTGACCTACTACTGAATCATCATCTCCAGAATCGTCGTCTTGATCATCATCCTGATCATCGTCGTCATCCTGGTCATCGTCCTGATCTAGATCATCATCATCGTCGTCATCATCTTGATCATCATCTGCAGCAGGCTTTTTAGATTTTGATTGTGCATCATTGTCTAGTTCGTCTGCTCCAGGAGGGGTGTCGGTAATGTCATCATCATTGGCATCTGAATCCATCTCGACGCCACCGTCTAACATATCATCAAAAGATATGTCGTCTAGTGCAATTTTTTCTTGTGCGCTCATTGTCTATAAAATTAATCTTTACAAAATTATTTAAAATTAGTCCGATTTACTTGGTTTGATTATTTTTTCGTATATGTTTTACTGTATAACACTTAGAAGCTTTTCTTAAGTCTTACACCGAACCTAGGCCCTTCATTTTCTAATGCAATTACACCAGGAGCTGGGTACATACTGCCCTGATAAAGACTATTAGGCTTTGAGTAGTAACCTTCAATAAAATCTCCGTCTCCCATATCATACTTTAGAGAAAGTCTACCAGCACCTCTACCCATACCTGAGTAAGCATCTCTTTGACTTAGAGGAGCTACAGTACCTGTACCAGTAC